ATGCGCGTTTCGCGTAACACCACCATGCACGGCTTCGCGATTAACTGCTGCAACGACACCGCGCCTTCCCACCCCCTCATTCCCCTCCGCCATCTCTTTGGAGGCGGCGATGCGCTGGGAGTTCGCCATATTTTCATTGAGATTGCCCTTGAGTGCGTACTTGACGCGATCATTGTAGTGCTTGCTTACATCGTCATACGTTTGGTTGATTGCGTCGGTCGTGCGCCCCATAAGCCCTTTTGCATTCTCGCCGACGCCCGTCACAAAAAGCCCGTTCTCGCCGTAGAGCTGCTGCGTGAGACTCGTCATAATCTCGTTGCGGGCTTTCATCACATCGGCGGCGTCAAGATCATCACGACGCTGCGCAAGTACCTTGTTGACCTGCCCGATTGCCGCGCCGAGCTTGCCGTATTCCTCCCCGCCGCTGCCGTAGGCGTTGACGTCCGACGACACCCGCACGGCGGGCGGATGCATTGTGTTCGGCTCTACCGCCGCCTGATACGTCGTGAATTTCATCTCTTACCACCTCCCGCGTGGGTTATAGTTCTTGAATCCTTTCCCGAACGAGTCCGTAAACGGCGCCTGTGTCATTGGGAAATACGGTGTGCCAAACGTATACCCCGTCTTTGACCCGTAGAACGCGCTCGTACCGTATCCCATATCACGCGGTGCTACACCTGCCTGCACACTTCCCTGCGCCGCAGCATTCCCGTGTTTCCACGGCTGCGCGACACCGTAGACACTCGCCGCTGTTCCGAGAATCGTCGCAAGCCCCGACATCTTCGCCTGCCGCTTGACGTTCGCCGCCGATGCGTTTGCTTGATTGGCCTGATTGATATAATTGCTCTCTGCCACACGCGAACTATAGTTATCGTTCCTCTGATTCATCAGCAGATTCATACTGTCTTTGTTGTACGCGTCATAGCCAGAGGAAAGAATGTCCATTGCAGAGCCCGCAAAGTTAAGCCCCGCTGCGCCTGTCTCCGCACGCTGCGCCCCTTCTGCTAGGCGTTGACGGGCTCTCAGCGCCTCCTGCTGCTGCGCATAGTTGTCGGCGATCTGCTCCTGCTTGCGGTTTTCAATGCGTGCGTTCTGCTGTGCCGCATCCGCCTGTGCTCGATACATTGACGCCTGTGCATTTGCTTGTGCCTGCTGCTGTCGATACTGCAGCAATCCGCCAAGCGCGGTAAGTCCTGCCACCCATCCGCACATCTTATTTCCTCCCTTCGCCCTCAATCGTAAACGGAATGAACCGCTCACCGCCGATCACAATCTCCTGATGAAATACCGCCCCGCAAAACTTAAGCCATGCGATTGCGGCCTTGTTGAACGCCCCCACCGCGTTATAGAGCACGCCATAGTCATTCGCCCAGCGCGTGAGAATCCGCTTACTTTCCACCGCGAACGCATAGCGGTGATCTGCTACGCGGTTTGTCCCAAGGCACCAGATCAAATGGCCGGGATTCTCAGCCACCGCGCCATGTCCCCACACGGCGATAAGCCCCGTACGGTCATACGCTGCATAGCACTCCTCCGAACGCAAGACAGATTCATAGACCTCATTCTCCATTGTCCCGCGTTCCTTGACGATTGCTTTCATCTCACGGCGGTCAGCGGCGCGCAGCTGCCGATAGAGTTCCGCTGCCACCTGCTTTTTCTTCTTCTCCTTCGTGATCTTCTTGATCTCATAGTTAGCCACCGAATGATACCTCCCTAATAATCGCAGAGAGACTAAACGGATACGGCGTATCATGCACAATGCACGTGCGCCCATCCGTGTCATAGCCGCCCGCAGGAAGGGTGATTTTTTTGTCTCCCGTATAGAGGACATTGTTATCCGTTTCCATTGCCTCCGCATCATAGATGATCTTATCCATATTGTGCGCATTCTGCCCGACACGTCCGCCGTAGGACTTCGTCAGACGCAGGATAGCGTTTGTCACAACCTTCTTTCGCCCCTGCACTGTTCCCGTGTCCGTATTCCCCGCGTCCCAGTTTGGCTGTTCCAGCGTCATTGTATACGGAAGGCCGACGATGATGTTTTTCGCCGCCTCGGGGATACGTGCATCTGCCGCCATCTTGACGCCTTCGAAAAAGTACCCATCCGCCATGACGACAACATTCTTCCCTAGGAGTACATCCCCTGCGGGAAGTTCCTTCTGCGATGCCGGGTATTCCGCACGCACAGCAGCGTCCATCATCGTATAATCCTGCTCCGCATCGGATTCGACGAGAGGCGCAAAATACTCCAAATAGCGCACGCTTTTCCCGTCTATTCTGCGCTCAACCACCGCGTAAATACGGTCATTGTTCCCATGATTTGCCGCGCATACGGCCTTATATTTTCCGTCCGTCACGAAATGACTCCACGCATAGACCTTTTGATCGGCAACGTAGGTGAGACAGAGCATCAGCCCATCATCCGTCACAAAATAGAGGAGACTGTCAGGCTCCTGTGCATAAGCCGCGCTTACGATATTCCGCCCTCTCACCAGATGTTTGGCAAGGAGAGTCAGGTCATTCCCGATATACCCATCGCTCTGATAGGAGTATCCCGTATCCCGCACAATCGAGCCGCGCCGCTGCTCATAGACAATGCGGTTTCCGACGCGCAGAGGAGGGACATTGTTGCATCCGTAGTTCTCCTGATTCCGCGGCGTAATGTTCGTCGGCTTTACCGTCTCACCGCCTGCAACCGTCCACGTGTTACCGTCCGTAAAGACGACAAGGTCATTGCCGACATCCATGTGACAAATGCTATATGACTGCCGTGAGAGCAGATCAGCGGTTATCGCGCTGTCATCCGTCACTGTGCCTGATTCTTTGTCTATCCCGAAATTCTCATAGTCTCCGCTCCTCGACATCCAGAGCCGCTGCGGATATTTTTTATTCCCGCCGAAACAAAGCCTATCTTGAAAGAACGCAGCACAGCGCGGATAACCATTCACTTTGCTCCACGCGCCCCAGTACCAATCCGATGTTGCCTCAACACCGCCAAGGGCTTTATCCACGCGAGCTTTCGCCTGCATTCCATTCATTATCCCCGTAATCGTCACATATCCCTCATGACGATACGGATAGGCGGAAAGGTCAGCGCGGACACTCCCACTGATCTCCACATGGATCCTCATCAGGCAGTATTCATCCACATCACCAGATTCTGTTGGATTGTAGTCATTGCTTGATGTGTACGTCCGGAGATCAACCCATGTTGCCCCATTATCAAGGGACTGCTGTATGCTAATCTTGCCAGACCATGTGCCATGTGTGATTATCTTCCATTGTTTGCCAACATGGAGAACACTGCTATAGGCCGTCCCGCTGCCGTTATATGTGACCGTCTCTCCGTTCACATACTGCTCAATCTTCATCGTGTCATTCATACGTTCGGCACGGAAAACGTCCTTTGACGCCGTTAGCTGTATCTCACCAGTTCGCCCCGAGGGGGTTATCTTTGCCGCCTCGTCCAGATTGATATCGCCATACGGGCTCGTCAACCATGCAGCCTCAGAGATGCGCCAGTCGCTCTCACTGTAGCGTGACAGCTTCTGCACGGGATGTGCCCCAGAGCAGATATACATCACATCCACCGACTGTGCTATGCGGATATTCGGCAGATCATCCACCGTAAATGGCGTCTCAAGCTCCACGGGAAGACGCACTGCGTCACGCCATATACGGATATACTTGTCGCCGATTTCAAGGAGATAGGAGACATCGACCGTGTAATCGAAACGCACGAGAATCGCGTCACGATCATCGTATTTCATCCGTCCTGCATAGATACTGCCGGGGCGTTTATAGACGGGGCCATACGGGCGAATAATCGCATTCTCCGCCATGAGAAGGGCGAGTTGGTATTTATCCAGATCAACACGCGAGGCGATCTCTCCCGAAATCTCTCCGCCCGTAAATGCGGGCTGTATCGAATAAAACGGTGTCGGCTGTGCCATACGATCATCTCCTCTCACGTAAACCGTTCGTTGGCGTACTTGTTCGGATACCGCATCCGCCGCTCTTTTTCTAGGACGCTGTATTGCTTCGCCGTAGCTACAGACTGTTGTGCAAGCTGCATGTGCTGCATTGCGATATTTGCATTGCCCGTAATGCCCATAGCGATAGAGGACGCAAGGAGATGTGTCAGTCCTTCCGTAAATTCGTCGCTAAACATATTCGCGTCTCTTACGTCCGCCGTGTACTCCGCCCACGCGTCGCGCACGTCCGTCGCAATCGCCTTTTGCCCGCCAAGTGTGACGATCTCAAAGTCCTCCCGTGCCTCTTCCTTCTTGCGTGCACCGTCTTTGTCGTACACATAAATCACGCTGATGCATTCGGCGGGATAGGAATAGGCGTAATCCCAACCAGGA